AGAAAATGAGAAAGCATTTGGAAAGATGTACGAACAAGTTACTTTACACGAAGAACCAGAGCTAGTAACCATAGGTGATATTAGAACTGTTAGTGCAATAGTAAATGGTGGATATACAAGCGACACTATCAGTAAAGAAGAAGTACTTGAAGGTATTAAAAGCAAAGTAACAGACAAAGATATAGAAAAGTTCTTGCAAGAAATCAGTAAGAACGCAGAAAGCGAGGAGGAATAATGGCTAAGGATACTATACGAGTAACACAACACATAGCTATTACTAAGTCTATTCTTGAGTATCTTAATACACTTGCTATTAATAACGAATACAATAGACAGTTAGCAGAATGGACTTTTGCTGCTAACCCTATGGGAGAACTAGATTGCATTGACGCTAGGTTTCCTATATTTCTAAAGATGTCAATGCCTCATTACCATAAGGAAGGTGTGCCTACAGATATGCACTATCGTACCATATGGGAAGTGGTGCTGATGAAAGACAATGAAGGTACCCATACAGTTATTGTAGATATACCGAAGGAAGCATTTGATATGCTACCAGAAGTACCTGCAGTACAAAACATAACTGATGATGTTATGGAAGTATGGAACAATGTACAAGCAGAAGAGCTAACTACAAACTTTATACAAGATGTAGAAAAGATGTTAGCTGATAATAGAGAGGAAGAATAATATGAAAGAAGGACACATTTGGAAATTACTTGCAGAAGTAATTCCTTATACACCAAGAATATTGTTGTTTGGCATACCTGGTACAGGTAAAACCTTTCAAGCAAATACTCTTGGACTAAAAGAAAATCAAGAAGTGTATAACATTACACTTACACACGACAGTACGGCAGCAGAACTTATGGGTCACTATGTAGCAACTGACAATGGTGGCTTTGAGTGGCTTGATGGCGTAGGTGTTCGTGCTTGGAAAGAAGGTGCAAGACTAGTTATTAACGAGATAGACCACGCTGGTGTAGATGTTATGACTTTCTTACACGCTTTACTAGATGACCCTAAGTTTGCGAAATTCACACTTCCAAACAAGGATAAGGAAACTGTTAGACCTAAGGAAGGGTTCCAAGTCGTAGCAACTATGAACGGAGTTCCTGCTGACTTACCTGATGCACTTAGAGATAGGTTCCCAGTTAATCTAGCCATTAACGAAGTACATCCATCTGCGTTGGAAAGTCTGCCTAAAAAGTTACAGTCAGTATATCAGGACTATAACGAAGGTAACTTCTCAGTTCGTAAGTGGTCTGCATTTGCAGAATTACTAGACAAAGGTTGTGAGTTATCTACTGCTGCTAGTGTAGTATTCACTGATAACTGTGCTGATATTATTGATGCACTAACCGATAGTGATGAATAACTTATTTAGAAAGAGTGCTACAAATGTAGGTGGTTATGTTCCACCTACATTAGTAAATCTTTCTTTGCGTGGTGATAAGGTTAGAAAGTTTAGAGTTCGTAGAGGCACTAGCTTAGTACCTACTAGCAGAAACGAATTGATACTTCCTTATTATCAGTGTGCTAATGAATACAACGAACAAGTATTGCTTAATACTGCAATAACAAAGATGAAGTTGTTTAGAGATATGAAGTTTCGTACTAAGGAACTAGACATATTGCACATAGCACAATTCTTATTTGCTAACAAGTACCATAGAGAAAGTGCTAAGAGAAGAGCTAATAAGATAGCAAGGTCATTGGGTTATAGCAACTATTGGGAGTATGACAAATACTTAACTGATGTAGAAGGAGTAAGAGAACTAACTAAAAACGAAAGAAAGTTTATGTCTCTTATGTACAACACATTGGGTATGATGAGGCAAGAACAAGCAGACTTGATAGCCAAAGAGGTAATCAAGAAAATACTTGCTGATGATAACATACTAGAAGTATATAAGTATTATGTTAAGAAAACTGCTTTTGCAGGACAACCTAGACTTATAGACTACGAAGATGCTAAGTCATACATTAAGTCAATACTAGAAATGAGATACCCTGTAGGTAGTAAGGTACCTACTATGATAATAGACCAAGATTGTTCTAGAGTATATAACATACTGAACTCATTGTTCTATGGTATTCACGAAGCACAGTCTTACATTTATTGGACAAGTTTTCGTGGTTCTATGTATTACGATAGAGATGAACACCTATGGCAACATAGGAAAATAAGTAATTCTTCTATAAGGAGAAGAGTTAATAAGCTAGTAAAAATGCTTTCTAATCCATTTGAAGCAGTAAGAAGTAGTATGCGATTAACAAAGATGCTTACTTCTGAAGGTACTATCAGACTAGATGGCGAGGAATACCTAGCACAACTAGAAGAAATGGATAGTATTGCTGAGGAAGCTGATGGTATTACATTACCAGAAGGAATTAGTGAGGAACTTGCTAAGCAAATCATTGATGATAGTGAGCAACAATATGAAAGACACTTCATTAATTACTGGGGTGGCGACACTAGTGGTATGCACGGAGTAGCAAAGATACACAAATTCACACCTACTAATACTATACACAAAGCAGTTAGAGAAATTGCTAAGCGTAATAGTGATAGAGGTGTTGTTCCTAAACATATGCATCGTATGACTACTGACAAGAAAGTCTTTGCAAATAAGACTACAGTAGCAGGTGGCTCAATGATGATAGACTGTAGTGGTTCTATGTCTTTATATGAGGAAGACATACGAGAAATTATTGACTATCTACCTGCATCTAACATAGCTGGCTATGTAGGATACAACAGTAAGATAGATGGCTACGATGGTATGATAAAGATTATAGCTAAAGATGGTCGTATTGATACTCACGCTATACGAGACCTAGAAGAGTATGGTGCTAACTCAGTAGATTTAGATGGTCTAAAGTGGCTAGCACAACAACCAGAACCTCGTATATGGGTAAGCGACCAACAAGTAGTAGGTGTAAATGAAAGTGGTACTGCAATAAATCTTAGCAAAGAAAAGAGAGATGAGATTGCTAGGTTTATGAGAAGACATAACATAATACCTATTCGTGTAGTAGAACAAGTAAAGAAATTATCAAAACAATTAGGTACTAAGTAAGTATCTCGTAGCCTAAGTAGTCAATCTCCGTTTCCTGCTTAGGCTATAGGATATTTATTTTAAAGGTGGTAGGGGTTTGTCCTTTCGTTACCCTACCACCGACTTCCTTTTTTTTTATTTATTATGCATATGCATAAGCATTTTATTTTTTTTCTTATATGCATATGCATAAGCATAATTGTGTGCTAGCATATGAATATGAGTACAAACATAGATATAAACAAATTGCTTGAGAAAGCACTAATACAGAATAGAGGTGGAGTTGCTGCTTGGTATGATAGAATACCTAAAGAAGCCGAACCCTTTATTAAAGGAATAAAAGATATGGTTGCAGAAGGTAAGCGACCTATACCTAGTAACATAGTCAGAATACTAAACGATGAGTTTGGTTTTGAAGTCTCTAGAAGTAGAGTTTCAGTCTGGTTACAAGGTTTGAATAATGAATAAAGAACTAGCAAAACTTTTAGCTGAAGCAGAAAGCGAACAGATAAAAGACCTTAAGCATACTAATCAACGCTTGTTAAAGCAGATTGATAAGTTGAAGGATAAGAAAGCTGACTTAGTTGAAGCAGTATATACAGGTGCAAGAGATGGTATCTCAATGCTTGACATACCGAAAGTTAAAGCACCACCTAAAACAAAGGGAAAAGGAGAAGAAATATGTGTTCCCTTACTTAGTGATATACAGCTTGCAAAAAGAACACCTACTTATAACAGTGAAATAGCTGAAGAAAGAGTTGTTAGATATGCAGAAAAGATAATTAAATTAGCACGCATACAGAGAGCAAGCCATACTATTAAGAAGTGTGCAGTTCTTTGTCTTGGCGATATCGTGGAGGGTGAACTCATATTCCCAGGACAAGCCCACGAAATTGACAGTTCCTTATATAAGCAAGTTACTGTTGATGGTCCACGAATACTTTATAAATTCTTTAGTACATTACTAACGGACTTTGAAGAAGTAGAAGTCTATTGGGTAATAGGTAATCACGGTGCTTTAGGGGGTAGGTCAAGAAGAGACTACAACCCTGAGAGTAATGCTGACCGTATGTTAGGAAAAATATTACAGACTATGTTTGCTAATGAAAAGCGAATTAAGTTTATAGTACCTGACAAGAGTTGGTACCTAGTAGCAAACTTAGGCAAGAAGGCAAAGTTTCTTTGCTTTCACGGAGATAATATTAGAGGCAGTATGGGATTACCTTTCTATGGATACAATAAAAAAATCTTAGGTTGGAAATCTCTTGCAGCTAATAACTTAATGGAAGACTTTACTCACGCAGTATGTGGTCACTACCACACACCAACAAACTTGTACATAAATGATACAAGAGTGTGGGTTAATGGTAGCACTGAGAGCCACAATGGTTATGCACTAGAACAGTTAGCTAGTATGGGTAGACCATCACAGCACTGTCTATTTGTAAAACCTAACAAGGGGGTTACTGCTGAGTATTTAGTAAACCTAGAGGAGTAATATGTCACACATATGTATGAGTTGTGGTAGTCCTTTATATGCACACAAGGGTTTTCTTAAATGTGTTAACCCTATGTGCAGGAGATATAAAGAGAAAATGTTCACATTAAATACTAACGAAGCTAGTATATAAGATACAAGAAGGAGGCGTTAATGGCGTTTAATTTAGATAACTACGAAACAGTAGAAGACAGGCTAAAAAAGTTTTGGTCTGATAATCCTAATGGTAGGATTGAAACTCACGTTGCAAAGATTAATGATGAGGGAACTATGGTAATTGTTAAAGCTTTAATATATAAAGACTTTGATGATGAGAAAGCCGTAGCAACAGGGTATGCACAAGAATACAAAGGTCAAGGTGGCTTTGCTAATAACGAGGCTTGGTTAGAAAATTGTGAAACATCTGCTATAGGTAGAGCATTAGCTAACTGGAAGTATCAAGGAACTGATAAAGCTAGACCTAGTAAAGAAGAAATGAAGAAGTCAAGTGGCTCAAGCACGAAAGGTGAAACCAATATTAAAGCACCGCAAGCAACGCCTAAAGAAGGAGTAGTAGCCGCCTCATCTACTACTCCATCTTTAGTTAAAGGTCCTATAAAGGAACTTACTGATGCAGGGTATAGCGTTAAAGATAGGAACCATCCAACAGGTGAGTTAGCCATAGATGATATAGGGTTATGGTGTCCTTGTGGTGGTGCAGTTAAGTATGTACCTGTAGCTGAAAAGAAATCAGATAAGTCACCAGACTTTAGATGTATTATGGCATCTAAGTGTACAGCAGGAGATACTGTAGATGGTAAAGTATTTTCTAAGTCTTGGTGGGTAGATAATAAAATTACTCCTAAGTCTTGGAATGACTATGCAGGTGTACAGAATGGTATATTTATGCCTAAAGCTAAATCATTAGATGATGTTAAGGAAGGCGAGGCACCTTTCTAATGTGTAAAAGATGTGGCAATAAGCTATCAACAGGGTGGCGTAATGGTGATAAAGATGAAGACCTAGTAGCTTGTCATACTTGTCAGAAACAATGGGAAGTATCAGATTACTATGGTGAACATTAATAACCGTATATAAGCAAGAGCCGAGGTAGAAAGGATAACACCCTCGGCTTTGCTATAACTATCGAGAAACTTTTTTAACTGGTGTAGATATTTTTTTCTTTGCAAAAGACTTCAACACAGATAATACAGCAGCACCACCTGATAAGGCAGCTACCTCTAATGTACTTATGTCCACACCTAACGCAGGTGTAATGACAAGTGTTGAGGCAAATGTTTCTACAAATGTCCACAGACATCTTTCAATTAAATCTTTATAT